CTGCAGTCAATGCAGATAGATGTCTAGCCACCCCATTGCCATTTCTGACAATATTCGACTAGACCGAATATTAATTACGGGATTTCACCCAATTGAGTTTATAATGATTGGTTATCATTATGAGTGAAGTTGGTTAGTGAAAGAGAGATTGGTCATCTTCAAGTTCGAGAACTTGTGTGTTTCCAACATACATTTCTTATGGATTGTGACTAATTTTAGTTCCAAAGTTAATATAAAGAATCTTGTTGGTTTAAGCTAACAGTTTTATCTTTACTTTAATTACATTAAATGTTAATCCCTGATTACCATTCCAGTGTAAGGACAAGTTTTATAAACTTTTGGTTTATCCAGCTCGTTTTCTCCTGGTAGTAATCCGTGATGTTGTTTAATTTTACTTAAATTATCAACCTCTCTGGATATATGATCTAGGACGGTCGAAGTCAGATTTATGTTTGGCATGTTGGCTAGTGTTCCGCGGATTATGTGTAATTCAAATTTAGCAAGAGTTATCTTAGCTAATTTTGCTTTAGCACCCGCAAGGACAGCGATTCTACTCTCTGAGAAAACATCGTCGCTTGGTAATGCAATTGTATTAATCAAGTCTTTTATTGAGTCACTTTTACGTGCTCTATTAAGAGAAGATGCTAGATTAGATATACTGTGAATAACAGGCATTCTAGTCATGTACCATTGAGGAGATGACCACAAATCGTGTGAACTAGCGAGCCCCAAAGCATATTGTTCAATTGTTTCCGGATTTTTAATTAAATCTTGAATATAATTGTAATAACGTGCTAAAGTTTTACCTATAGCTTGATCTGAGGCTAGATAAATCATATTATTAATTTCCAAAGCAGGCATGCTTTGGAAAGCATGATTAGGATATCTTCGTTTTATCTCTGAATTCCATGCATCAACATCGTTGAATTGTATGAATTTATTGAAATTATGAAGTAAACTAGTCCTTGCTTTAAGATTAAGAACATGTTTCTTATTTAGTCCGATCATACTGTAGAGTAAAGCTACTAGTTCAGGGATTGTAATATCTACACACTTAGGTATGTAACCTCTTTCGTAAATCAATGTAAATAACATTTGATATATTAAATGATATTTATTTAGATTTGGATAGAAACCTCGTACTTGGATTCCAGTAATTTCCTTACCGTCAAGATATAGACGTTTCGCGAATTCATATACGTTTACACTTATATGGCTTTTCGGAATTGATATATCGACTCCCAGTTCTTTCATTATTCTTAGGTATTCAGTTGCAACGTCATCATGCGTGATAACTATATCATCTCCTAGAATTATATAATATTTCTCTGAAATATTAAGATAATCATGGATATAATGTAGCACCAGATGATGTGTAATTGTAAAGGTAGACCAAGAGCTATAAGCTCCCATTGGCTGCCCTGACTCATACTTGCACCATGAATTGGTCCAAGGAACATAGAAAGGAGTGTCTACAAGTATTGTATTCCAAGCTTTAGCTAAGGCATTACCGTACATTTTCTCAATAACTCTAGTTTGTAAAGTTAAAGGGAATCTGTCCGTCGCTGCAGTTAAATCAAATGAATATAACTTGTGACCTGGTAGACGAGGAGGAAGCTCTGTACTCTGAGTAAAAGTTCTGTCGTTTGGAAGACTACGCAGATAATTAAAATGATTATCATGTATTTGTTTTAAGAAATTCTGAGACCAATAGTCGAAGATTGCTATAATTCTAGCTTTAGCTTCTGGATCAGGTACTATTGAAAGTTTACGAGCTTTTAATTGTAACCATGATACTCCTAATTTTAGATTTGTATCCAATAAGTAGGCGAATCGGTCACTGAAAGTCTTACCACTATACAATTTAATCATTTCTTTCCAGTGAGATTTATCCTTCTTGAATGGAGTATTTTTATAATATTCTTTCATAAAGTCTAAATCAAATTTGAAAGGAAGCTTAATTATATGCCAGAATTTCATTACGGCAGTTAATTTCTCTATCCGTTCCATTGATAGTAACTCTTTATATTCTTTAAGTAATACATTAATGTTTGTATCCATTAAAGCTTTAACCAAGTTTTGTGGTAACGAATGAATGTCTCTTAGAGCTGTTATCGTAGCCTGTCCATTAGGACCTGATTTACTACTATACATCAAATCTTTCTTTGTCATGCTATGAAAAGCAATCGGCTTGAAATTTGTTTCTTTCAAGAAACAGTCAATGTATCTTGTGATATCAAATTCTGTTTGGTATCTTGAAGTACTTGGGTTTGTAATAGTTGTTAAATTAGGTTTCTTAGTTCCGGGCAATAATCGACTAACAGAAAGTAACGTGAATACGAATCTTAAATTTTGATAATCTTTTGATTCGATTAACGAATGTAAGTAAGTTATACATTTGGGTAAACCATTACTTTTGTTTATACCAATTATGTGCTCCGATGTTCGGAATTCTGGATTACCAGCAATATACGAGCAAACGAGTCTTCTTATTAATTTAAGATGAGTAATTGTATAAATAGAACCATTGGCTTTATCTAACTGTTCAACCATTTTCATGAATTGATCAACTAAATCAAGACCATTATTAACATTTGGGAACCAAATTAATGTAATCCACCGTAATAATATTATGAGTGTTTTATATTTAATTTGTCGTATCATTGTTATTTAAGATAAAGGTTAGTTACATCTCAATGCGAATCCTCGTTAGAGGGGCCCATAACTGAGAAGGATAATACGATGGGATTGTAAAGTCCATCTTCCAGCTTGACGCTG